TGGAACGAGTTTTTTAATGTTAGAAAAGATGTTTGGATTGGAGATGGACCATGAGTTGGGCGAGCATGTCGCCCACATTGCCCACGGTCGGCGTCGCCGGATCGAAGGTGGTCTGATTGGCGGCCGGGGCGGTCACGGTGACGGCCGGGGTGGATCCACCGACGGTAACAATGCTTTGCGGGGCGGGATACGCGGGCACGGCGCTGGTCGGCACGCCTTCGGTGCCTCGGTTCACGTCATTCTCCACGACCACGAGAAACGTGCGCGTGCTGGTCGGTTCGCCGGTGCCCTCGCGCCAGGTGATCTCACCCATCAGGGAAATGGTAGAGCGGTGGATGGTGGAGGCGGTTGATGCGGGCGATCATGCCACCCGCCCTGGCAATCACGCTGGGCGCGGCGATTTCGGTGAACACCTCGCGGGTTTCGGTGGCGGAGGATTCCCACCAGTCCAGAGCGCGGGCGGAAACCCGGAACAGGGCACCCAGGCAATACCAGTCGGCCCATGGCGGAGTTGTTGGATGGGAGAACCAACCGATGCCTGGCCGCTCGGCGCGGTGATCCAGACGTGTCCATAAACCGTCGTGGGGCATGTCGGCGGTGGTTTCCAACAGGCGCAACCAGGTGGCGGGAGAAGCGGACACGTCGGCTTCCGCACACCAGACGTGATCCGCCTTGATGCCGTATTTCCTGACCGCCGCGAGACAGTGGAGGTGGTTGCGATACCAATGCTTGCGGTGGACCGGTTGGTCGCCTGCGGGAAGCCATTCGGCAGGCAGATCAATCGGCAACGCCCCGACCTGCGGCTGGTCAACGGGGGAGACACGGAGAAACGGAACGCCGATGGCACTCAAGGCTCGGGCAAGTATTCCGGCGCGGTTTGGATAACCTGCGGCATCCGTCATGATTACGGCAGCGTCCATAGGTCAAAAATTGTAATAGCTGGACCACCCATCGCACCCCGCCTCCATTTCGTAGTCGCCGCTCGATGTGATCAAGCCGTCGTTCCATTCCAGGCGCATCACCTCGTTGCCGTCGCAATCCTTCCAGACAAGCGAACCGACCCTCCCGTTGCCGATCACCCGGATGGTTTCCTCCGGAGCATTGCTCGTCGTGTCCTTGACGACCTGGATCTGCTGGGCGATCCCGTCGTCATGAGCATCTTCGTGCCAATACCCGCGGCCGTCGATCCTGCGGAAGATGTGGACACCCTTGTCGCCGTCGAACCCTTTGTAAACCGCCTGGCCTTCCCCGGTGTATTTGGCCGTCCAGAGGTGCGCCCAATGTTCGATGTCACTCTGTTGCCATGCCGTCACCATCGGGGTGCCGTCGTCGTCATCTAGCTTGAACAGTTTGACGAAATACTTGCCTTCCGTTCCCGTGTCATCATTCACATCGGGCTTCACCGGAATGTAGTGGGTGCTTTCCATGAACCCGGTGTTCGTTTCCTGTAGTTCCTTGTAGTCAATTCCGAACAGTTTGCCCCTGTTCGCGTTGGCGTCCTTGAGGATGTCCTTGAAGCTGGAATTCACGTCGTCATACTCGATTCCCATCAGTTTCGACATCCCCGGCACTTTCAAAAGTCCTTTCAGCATCCATGCAACACACCATTCGATGCCCGCTTTTAGATAGGTGATCGGCGTTTCAAAAGCGTTGAGAATCGCGAGTCCGAAACTGCCGGCCAATCCGAGCAACACGGTTCCCAACCCCTTCCACATGGTCCCGTTGGAGATGAAATAGAACAGAAATGACACGGCGGCGCGGAACCCGTTGATAAGTGAGTTGATCGCAACCGCGAACCCCAATTTGAGCGAAGATGTCACCAGTTCCAGGACAATGCCGCTCTTGAACGCGGCGATGATGAACATGATCCCGTCCTTCACGTTCTTCCCGGCCTCGGCGGCCATCGGGGCAAGTTGGGAAACGAGGTTGATCGCCTCTGCGACGAGTGGCCGGATCGCATCATTGATCGGGGTGCCAAGTGCCAGGAACACCTCGTTGAACGTGTCCTTGAGCGTGGAGAATAGGCCCTTGGTCGTCTTGCTCTGCTCCTCCATCATGCCATAGAACTTGCCGCCCTTGGATGTCATGTTGACGAATGCCTTCTCGATCTGCGGGAATCCGACCTGGCCTGATTCGGTGAGTTTTCTAACCTGCGATTCGTTCACCCCGAACTGCTTTGCCAACTCGCCGATGATCGGAATACCCCGGCCTGTTAGCTGGTTTACATCCTCGGCAAACAAGCGCCCCTGGACCCGCGCCTTGCCATAGATTTCGGCGATTTCATTGATGGGTGCCTGAATGCCCGCCGACACGTCGCCGATTCGCCGCAGCGTTTCAGGCACGGTGTCGGCGGATTCACCGAAGGCGATCAACTTGCGACCGGCATCCGCCAGCTCGGGGAACTCGAACGGTGTCTCGGCACCCAGCGTGCGGAGTTTGGCAAGCGTCTGCTCCGCCTTCGCGGCGTCACCGATCAGGGTGGTAAAGGCGACTTTCGTCTGCTCGAAATCGGCGGCAGAATTGACCGCCTTCACCCCGACGCCCATCGCCGCCGCGCCACCTGCCAACGCCGCGCCGATACCTGCCTTGAGTCCAATCGCGGCCATATCGAATCCTTTGCTGAGTGCCGCCGACCCGCCCTTGCCGAGTCCCGCCAGTCCTGCGCTGGTCATTTTTCCCATGCGGCGGGCGGATGCGGCAACCAATTCCGTGGCTCCCGCCATGGCCCGTCTCAACGCGGTAATGTCGGCTCCAAGGGTGACGGTCAGGGCGCTCATGCGCCTGGCGTGGAGTCAACCGGGAGCACGCAAAGTGATTGAGAATCGGTCACAGAATGGGGCCAGCCCCATGAGGGTTGCCTGAGCAGTTACTGCGTCTTCATGTTCGGGTCCCAAGCTCCCCGCACCTGACGAGACACGCTGCCGGGGGCAAGCGCTATAGCCCAGGTGTCGAATGAATCCATAAAGAAATAATAATCTGTCGATATAACACCTGCTCCACTGAGATAGAGATAGGAAACGCGAATTGGATATATTTTGTCATCCTTCGCCGCAAGTTTCGATTCTGACGCCTTCAAGAGATGTCCTCGTTTGATGGTAATCTTTTTTCCCCTTTCCATGAAGAAGCGGCCATAACGACTTAGGATCAAATTCGCAATATCTCTTGTGGGTGGCCCACCGTCTTTACCCTGTTCTGGATCAATGAAATCAAGACCGCCGATAGTCTGCGTCGAGGAAAGTTCAGCAAGCACTGATGCGGCCATTTTATTGCCATGATCCGCTGCCTTGCGAAACCATTTGGCAGCTTCTTTAGCATCTTTAGCAACGCCCACTCCGTCAAAGTAACAAGACCCGATGTTATATTGTGCCATGTCATCTCCTTGCTCCGCCGCTTTGCGGTACCATTCTACAGCTTTGTTCATATCCTTCTTAACTCCATTACCTTTGTCATAGCAGAAGCCGAGGTGGGTTTGGGCATTTGCAAGATTCTGTTCCGCAGCTTTGCGGTACCATTCCACGGCTTTGTTCGGATTCTTTTCGACTCCGTTGCCGTTCTCGTAACAGCTGCCGAGGCGATTTTGACAGGAGGCATTTCCTTGCTCCGCCGCCTTGCCGAACCATTCCACGGCTTTTTTCTGGTCCTTTTCAACTCCGATGCCGTTCTCGTAGTAACAGCCGAGGCGTTCTTGAGCAACGGCAAGATTTTGATCCGCAGCTTTGCGGTACCATTCCACAGCCTTCATCTGATCCTTTTCAACTCCTAAACCACGGGCGTAGCAATAACCAAGATGACTTTGGGCACTGGCATTTCCTTGATCCGCTGCCTTGCGATACCATTCCACGGACTGTTTCGGGTCTTTTTCAACTCCAGTACCATTGTAGTAACAGATTCCCAATGCGTATTGAGCTGCGATGAAATTCAGGCCTGCTGCTTTACGAAACCATTCCACGGCCTGCTTCGGATCATTTCCAACTCCCTCGCCATAGAGGTAACACCTACCGAGCTTGTATTGACTTTTGGCAAAATTCTGCTCCGCTGCCTTGCGATACCATTCCACGGCCTTCTTGTGGTCCTTTTCAACTTCCTTGCCTATAAAGTAGCGATCACCAAGTTCGCACTGCCCCTCGGCATCTTTCGGCGAGGTTGAAGATGGGGGGGCAATCTGTGAGAAAACCACTGTCATTGTGGCTACTAGAATTGGCAACGAAAGAAATGCCTTGATCATATTCATTGGATTGTGTTGTGGATCACATTTTTCGGTAGTCAAACCTAACGCCCTCCAAGCAGCCGTGCTTTCTGGAAATATCGCGAACGTGTTTCCATGCTTGGAAAACCTCAGTATCTGAAGCGTTCATGGCGCGTGGAGCACTGTTCAGGTTATTGGTGATATATGGCAGGTTTTTCAACGGTACACGCGAGAACCCCTCGGCTGTCTGGCCGGCGAGACGGGAGGGCGCGAAAGAATACATGCCGCTCACGGGATTGGATGCGGTTGCACCTATGTAAAGTCGGAGTTTTAGACTGCTGGAAATCTCGGAATCGCTTTGGGGAAATGCCATGCGGAGTGACGCCTTCAAATAGTCGTCAGTGACGGCGGGGTGCTTTGGGAGCTTTGCAGGATCGCTTGGAGAGTATTCCAGATAGTCCGCCACCACGAATACGGTATCGAGTTGGAAAAACGCTGCGCTTCCAATCCCATGCGTAGAGCCAAACAAAATCATCGATTTGCGTTCCAAGCGGGATAATTGAGTGGCCTTTCCAGTGGCCTTTTTCCACTGCTTGCAGACAAAATACTTGAAACAGTCGCCAAATACGAAGGGGTCCGTATTTTGGAGGTAGAGCGAGGTGTCAAGGAGGGGAGCACAGGAGGTCGGCGGGCAGGATAGATTAGACGCCATCTTGGGCGAGCACGCTGAAGACCGTTCTTGCGCAGGGATCACAGACGGCAGGTAAGGCGAGTGCAACCAGCAGGGGTGCAGCTTGTCGGGATTGGCCAACTCCTGCACGTCACTGGGCGGCTCCCATTCACCCCAAAATAGCAGGTTGCCCTTAGCCAGGCGGCCATTGCCCGCAATGTAGCCGCCTTCAGCACGCATAAACTTGCGGCGATGCGGCCCACGATTCCATGATTTGTGATCGCGGTGGATTGAATCTGGCACGTGTTCAGGGCCAGGATGTGTGAATTGGACGATTTGTGGCATGATTGTGAATGGATGCTTGGCGCACCTCAGAAAGTCCCGGGTTTGAGAGGAAGGCGCTTCATATCGCTTTCCCTTCACGCTCTAGCTTTTAACCGATCTTAAAGGTAATGCCAAGCAAAAAGCGCGGCAATCAAAGTGTTACCGCCTGATTGTTAGAATCATTACCCCTATTCCATTTGAGTCGCAGCGCCTCTAGCTGCTCACGTAACGTGGATTGCCCCGCGCCGGTGGAGCGCCAGTGGGTCCGCACCCCGTTCCGCCGTAACAGGCAGTGTTGGTATTGCGTCAGCCGCGCCAGCGGCATGTGGAGAATGCGCGACTCGGGCCAGCCGGTTTCGGCGGCGACGGCGAACACCTGGGCGGCTAGGGAACCGGGTTCGTCGCAGGGGGGGGCTTTTTTGCGCCGATGTCCCCCTTGGTTTCGACCTGGGCCGCCTCCAGTTCGCGGCTCTGTTCTTCGAGGCGTTTGAAGGCGGTCTGGAAGTCGGCGGGGGTGAGGCTGCCGCAGAAGATCAGGGCGGATTCACGGAACCGCTGGTCGTCGAAGGATGCCCGCACCACGTCCGGCCACTGGGCGCAGTGGGTGAAGACGAAGCCCATGATGGCCGAGGTGAACTCGGGCGTGCCGTCCGTGGGCATTTCGCCTTTCACCAGCGGGTTACCGGTGCGTAGGAGCACGTCATAACTGGCAGTGTCAACGCGCATCCGGACATTCTCAAATCACGCTGACAGGCGCGTTGAACTTCATGCCTTTTGAATTTCGCTAGAACCACTAATGCCCGAACCGCTTCTCAATTAGTTACCGTGACTGGCAGCTCTTTAAGGGATTTCGCCTCAAACAGACGGATCCGTTCGTGATCTGTCTTTCCTACATGGATCATGAGTCGGGTGCCGTCCAATGAGAGGATGCTGCGGTTAATGAAACCATTGATTCGCAGTGTTGCGGCAGGTTTCATCATCCCAAGGTCGAAACGCACAATATAGTAATCGTCGTAGCCTGTATTAAAAAACGCCGAGTTGTCATAAACCAGCCAAGCCACATTGGCATCCTGACCTGTTATGACGTTCCTCACATGGGCACGGTTTGAATAGCGTTTAACCAACTTGCCGGATGAGGCGTCAGTCAGAATTACAAAGGAATCACAACCGTAAGTGAGGATGCCTTTTTCATCAGCGGTAACAATTGCACAACTGGCATCGACATTGTCGTGCCGAGGAAGGGGGATATCGGTTTCAAGGGAAGGTATTTTTCACCACTCGTGTATCGCCACGACCCGGCGTGATAAGCAGGCGTTTGCCGCCATCGATGAAGCGGCCGGACATGCCGTTTCTCGCATGCATAGGTTCACCGAGTGGGCGGGATTTTAGGACGTCCCATAATTGAAGGCTGCCTTCGGGTCCGTTCTCACCGGGAGCATCGAAAGTGACCGCATGAAGAGCATCGTCACTAATTGAGAAACTACAAAAATATGCGTTTCGGTCAGGGTGAGGCATCGGCTGGCCGGATTCTTTCCATGTGGCGACATCGTATCGATGGAGTGTGGCGCTGGCGTCGAAGATCAGGGCAGTCTTTCCATCTTTGCTGAATGCCGCTCCCGGTCTGATTTCTCGTTCCACCTCGCGCTGAGGAAGGGAAACCTTGATCACCTCAAGTCCGGATTTAATCTCAAAAATCCGGCAGATGCCTGCATCGTCGAACAGAATCACTTGCGAACCATCAGGACTGAAGAATACGGCCGGCGGTTCATTTTTGTGCTTTATGGAAATGTTCAACTCAGGCGACACCGCCAATCCGGTGGATAGATCGAAGACGCGGGATTTGCCGGCATCAAAACAAACGATGGCCTGGGTTGAACCTGTATTTCTCACGTATGCCCCTTTGGCGGTCAAGGTGCCGAGGTCGCCGGGAATTGGATGTCCATCTGTGGTATTCCAGAGACCAAGGGCTCCGCTGCGCATTTGCACGATCACACGAGTGGCATCCGCATTGAAGTCGGCACGCCAAACACCCACGAGGCCACCAAGGTTTTGAGCTTCTTTCACATCAGGGGCAGCGACAGCAATTGTAGGGATCATCAGGATCAAAGCGACACGATGGAGTGCGGACATACCTTCCGATGACAGGTCGGGTCTTGGCTTACAAGGCAAAACGGAATGATTGTTCTTGGAATGCTGGCATATTGCCGTGTCCCTGTTTGTCTCTGGCTTCATCAGGAATGCTGCGATGTTTGCCCTGATGGCTTCCACAGCATCTCAACTGGCACACCATGCTTGGCAGCGGTTTCCAGAATCAGTTTGGCATCCGTCGCACGCCGTTCGATTTCCTCCCCGAAGTCGGCACCGAGTTCGCTGTAATGGTCGCTGAGGGTTTTCAGGCCCATCTCGACATCCGAGCGGTTCTGTTGGGCTTCGCGTCCCGCATCCACGGTCACACGCCTTGGCGGAACCGAACTGATCTTCCACCATCCGGCAATGGCCGGCAGCAGTCCCCGGCTGATGGCGTCGCCGATCACATAGGCCCAAACCGGCCGGATCAGGCGGCGCTCAAGAATCATCTGGCGGAATGAGAACCGGCGGTCTGCTTTGGCGACGATCAAGCGCACACCGGCACCACCGACCTTGCTGGAATCGGCCGCAAACTCGAACGGGATCATGCCAAGCGCCGAGTCTCGCCGCAGGTGTTCGAGGAAACCGGTGAACGTGGGCGACGGGCGATTCGACTGGAAGCTGTCCAGCGACTCATCAGGTTTGAGAGCCACCAATTTGCCGCCAACGATGCGTTGAAGGGACACCGGATCGCTCGACTCGCTGTTAGCCCCGGTCTGTCCCACCACGAAATCGCCGCTGTCGTCGATCTCGCCACGCGCTGTTTTCAGAACGCGGGCCACGTCGGCGTTGTCCTTCACCGCGTGTTTCTCCAGGGCGAGCAATTCCATTTCATCGAGCACATGGTTGATCGAGCTGTGGAGGTAGCGCGACTTGCGGACCAGTTCGGTGCGCACGCCGGGTGTGAGTTCATTGCGGGCGTCGGTCGGATATGCCCCCGGCACCGTGCCACGACGCGGCGACCAGTTGGCCGCTTCATACGACGACCACCACGCTTTCGGGACGAGAATCGGAGGCAACCAACGCAGGGCGATGTTCTTGAAACTGATCATTTTGATAGGTATCCGTCGATGAATGAAGCGGCGACGTTGCGACCTCTGCCGTAGGTTGCCGGATCAAGGATGCGCAACGCGTGGGCGCATTCCTCAAGCACCTGGTCCACTGGCATGACGAACTGCTTGGAAACGGATGTTTCCGCATCGTTCCAGTTCATGACCGTCTTTCCCTCAAGAAGCAATTCCTTGGCGCGGCGTTGGATGCCAAGCACCTCGGCAACGGTGAATCCGGTGATGAAGAGTCCGCGTGCCATGCACGGCGGCGGGTGTCAACGTTTCGATGGTCGGTAGTGCGCTCCTCGTCCCTTGCCGTGTAGCTCCGCAAGACCCTTGCCGACAAGCTCGGCGAACTTGTCCTTGATCGTGTTGCGGTTTGCCCCCGTCTCCGCTGCCGCATCTGCCACAGTTAGTGTGCCACGCTCGACAAGAAGCACGGCCAATCGTCCCGCCAACGGTGATAGATCGCGATGTTCCTCCTTAGCGCCGACCTCGCCCAAGTTCGCGCGCAACCGCCCGATTTGTGATTGAATGGAACGAAGGAAGAACAGGATCCATGGATCCCATTCGACTGCCTCTGTCCGGAGAGTCGTCTGCGTGCGTCGCAGAGCAAGATAGTAGGCCTCCTTGTTATGTTCTATCACATTTTCCAGCGAGCTGAAGGAAGCGAAGGAATATCCGCTGCGCAACAGCAGCAGGTTATTGAGGATTCGCGAAAGCCGGCCGTTGCCATCTTGGAATGGATGGATCGCGAGGAAAACCACCACGAAGACGGCTATGCGGAGCAAGGAATGAAGGTTCTGATCGCGTTCCTCTTTCGCCAGCCAAACGAACAATTCCTCCATCAGTCTGGGCGTGTCGAACGGTGATGCCGTCTCGAAGACCACACCGATCTGTTTGCCGTCGGGACCGACCGCCACCACATGATTCGGCAGGCATTTCCACTCGCCGCGGTGACGCTCGTCCTTCGTG